CTCGCCGTTGAATCGGGCGATGTCCCGTTCCCAAGCAAGCAGCGAGAGCAGAGATTCGGAGCAGGTCAGCGGGTCTTGCTCGGGCCAGCGGCAGCAACAGCCAGCCTTTGAGCCGTTGCCAGAAGGCGTTAATCCCCTTGGCTAGAAACCCGGGCTCGGCGTGGGCCGGGCTGATGGTGTAACCGTCTTCCCACCAGGGGGCGCTGGCATCGGGGAGCTGCGGCGCCTGCAGGTCGTGTTCAAGCGGGTCGGATTAGTCATGCAGGGTCACCGCCAGCTTGTCGAGGCGAGGGATGGCCAGCCCCGACACGATGTCATCCTGCGCAAACTTGAGGCTCTGCAGCTGCGGGAACTGGCTGTGCAGCTCGCGGCCGAGCTGGGAGAGCGAGAAGCGCGAGCGCGGCCAGGTGCGGGTAACGCTCGGGAAATCCGCTGACTGGCGAAGCGCCGCCTTGACCAGGTTCTCGGCGCCCGCCTTGAGCGCGGTCCGCTGCTCGGCGGTGAGGTTGGCTTGTGGCCACAGTGCAAGGGTGAGGCTGTGCTGGGTCTCTGGCATGGCCATCACGAACAGGTCATCGCCGTGGCCATGGTTACCCTGGCGGCCCACGTAGTCGTTGAGCTGCTCAATCAGGCTGGCCGGTGTGGCGCCCACCTCCAGCAGAACGTAGGCATTGGCGGTGCCCGGACCCCGCGGGGCCTCGTGCTCGAAGAAGATGTGGTCGGCCCGAATGCCGGCGACGCTCGCCAGCATGGAGCGGTAAATCGCATCGATGTGATAACGCCCCACCGCCGAAAACTGGTTCTGGATGCGCAGGCCCAGGGCGTCATTGCCCTCGGCGTCTGCGCCCTGGGTGGTGATCCACTCCTTGTCATCGTTGCGGGCCGACAGAATGCCGGTGACCGGTTCGCTCAGCAGGTTGTAATAGCCGGGCGCCAGATTCCAGGCGCTGCCGGCGAACTCCGCCTCGCAGACCACCCGGGCCACGGCTTCGCCGGCCGGGCTCACTACCGCCTGCAGGGGTTTGAGGCGATAGATGGTGCCGTTGATGCGTTCGGTGGCTACCCAGATATCGGCCGGAATGGTGGCAGCTTCGCTGGGGTTGGCTTTGACGAAGTTGACCAGGCCCCGGGTGGTCTGGGCGGCCTTGCGGGTCAAGTCCACATCCCAGGCTTTGAGGTCGAGATAGGCATCGGTGGCGGTGGCTGCGAAGGTGTTGGGCAGCACATGGCCGGCCAAGAGCGTGCGGATAAGCCAGAGCGCCGGGGTGATGACCACCCCGCGCACCAGCCGCCAGAACGGGCTCACGTCGCTGTCATTGGTGATGAGGGAGCCGGCGGCCACCACCTCCTTTTTGAGCTCGGCCTCCATGGCCTGCTCGGTGGTCGGGACGCCGGTCTCGGCCAGCAGGGCCATAAAGTCCACGGTCGGGCGCAGGTTCACAGGGTTACCTCCAGTTCGCCGAATTCATAGGTGCGAGCGGTGACCAGCACCCGGTCGGGGGCCTCTTCACGGATGAGGATGGTGCCGGGCACCAGCCGCTCGTCGTCTTCTACCAGCAGTTCAATCTCGGTCATCACGTCGCTGCGCAGGGTCGGGCTGCGCTCGCCGATGAGCTTGCGGGCGAGCCCCGACTCCATGATGCGGTGCTTGATGTCCTGACCGATGCTGTGGCGGTCCTGGGTGTAGCGCGGCTGGCCGCCGGCATCGAGTTGCCAGGCGCCATTGACCACCAGGAGATCGATGTACTTAGGGTCGCGGATCAGGGGGGCGCTCATCACTTGGTCTCCAGCCAGGCGTTCTCGGCCATCTGTTCCGGGGTCATGGGGTTTTGGTTGTGCATGTGCACCTCGCCGATGTGCAGGGCCTTGGTTGGCTTCTGGTTGGTTGAGCTGGCCGCGGCGTTGGCCTGGATCAGTTGTTGGCCCAGGCCACCCGCTGGCACTGCGCTCTGGTCTTGCTGGCGGTAGCTCGCGAGCGGGGCGTTGATGCGCTCCGTCTGCGGTTGGGCCAGCAGTTGGGCGCTCATGGGCAGGCTCAGATCCGGCATCACCAGCTTGCTGGTGTCGATGTCGATGCCCGGGATCATCCCCATCAGGTCGAGGGCGTAGCGAATGGCTTTGATGATCCACTGCCAGGGGGTGAGCAGGGCCTCAAACACGGCGCCGAGGACAGTGCCCAGGCGCCGGCCGGCATCGGTCACGCTATCGACCCCGAGGCTGGCCTGCTCGGTGGCACCGAAGAAGGAACCGAGCCAGTCCCAGGCTTGGCCGAGCAAGGTCACGATGATCCCCAAGGTGTCAGCAATGGGGACCAGCGCCTGTGAGGCGAGGGGGCCGAATGTCTCAGCCAGCCCACTGAAGAAGGCGCCCAGCAGCTCAAAGCTGGTCAGCACCGAGAAGGCGGCATAGAGCTCGTCCCAGTAGACGATGGCCAGCGCCACGGCGGCGACCAGGGCGAGGATACCGCCCACGATCAGCAGCACCGGGTTGGCGTACATGGCGAGGTTGACCAGCAACACCGTGGTGCGCATCAGCGCCATGGCGCCCCGCAGCAGCTTGAGCGGGGCGAGCAGCCCCATCATGACGATGCCCCAGCCCAGGGTCACCAGCTTGGCCAGGCCCGCCAGCAGCAACCAGACACCGGTGACCATGCCGAGCCCGACGATGGCCAGGGTGGCGTAACTGACTGCCTTGGTCAGGTGTGGAAACAGGCGGGCCCAGCGCAGCACGGTATCCGCGCCATCGGCAAAGGCACCCACTACCTGGTTGATGGCAGGCAGTACCGCCCCGAACGCGGCGGCCCGAATAGCAAACCAGGCCGACTCGACCCGCTGCCACTGGTCGGTCATGGCGGCTGCCATCTGCTCGGCCTTGCCCATGCCGTGGGTGTTACCCAGGGCATTGATGCTGTTGGCCAGCCCCTTGGTGTTGCTCATCAGGAGCTTGATCATCGACACCGCTTCATCGGAGCCAAACGCCTTTTTCAGCTCATCACTGCCGGCAATGGTCAGGGTCTCGCCATAACGTGCTTTGAGCTTATCCAGCACGTCGAGCACCGGCAGCATGTTGCCCGCCGAGTCGGTGAACTGCAGGCCAAGCGCCTTTTGGGCGCTGCCAATCCCGGACAGAAACGACTTGAACTTGGTACCGGCTTCGCCGCCGCCCATAGTGGCTTGCAGGTGGCCGAGCACGGCGAACTGCTCATCCATCGAGATCCCGGCGGCAGTGGCGTTGGCGCCAATGCCCTTGAAGGCGTCAGTCATGCCCTGGCCAGTGGTTTTGAACATCTGCACCGCGGTGGCGGTTTTGCCGGCCACATCCTCTACCCAGGTGGCCTTGCCCATCCGCTTGGCCTGCTGCTCGAAGATGCCGTACATGGTGCCCATGTAGTTGGTGATGGTGGCAGTGTCGGCTTTGGTGGCCTTGGCCAGCACGCCGGAGGCGCGGGCAAAGGCGGGCAGCTCGTTACCCTCAAGCCCGGCGATGGCGGATTGAATATCGTAAGAGGCACGCACGAACTCACTGGCAGAGGCGCCATAGTCCACCGAGAACCGCAGCGCGGTATCGGAGAGCTGCTTGAGGGTCTTCTCATGGACATCGAGCGAGGCCACTTCGGCCAGCGCCCGATCCATTTCGATAGCCGGGCCCAGCACGTTCTGGATCGCCATGGCACCAGCCACCACTGTGGTGGTCCCCATGGCCATGTTGGTCCACCCCTGCCGACCGGCTTTGCTGATCTGGTCGATCTGGGTGTTGATGCCCGCCAGCGGCTTGGTGGCATTGTCCACCAGTGCCACCTGCATCATCAGTTTTTCCATCCAGGCCATAGGGGTCTCTTATCCGTTGAAGGCTTTCGCTATCCCCTGCGCGACGGCAAAGGCGAGCGTGTCCCGGGCGTGCTTATCAAACCAGAGGGCGCGGGCCAGGCTGTCGAGGTCATCCTCTTCATGGGGCAGGTAGTGGCGCCGCAGCGCCAGTACCTGTTCCAGCTGGTTGTGCTCGATGGCCTCGGCGCGCCCGGTCAGTTTTTTACGGTGATATCCAGCGCCGGCGCGAACTCCTCGTTGACCTTGGCGGTCAGCTGCAAGGCGGCGCCTGGCAGGGCGAGCAGGTCGCTCAGGGCGTCTTTGTGCTCGGCGCTGACAATCTTGCGCAGGTAGTTGTGGGCCGGTGCCACCTTGTCGTTCATGGCCAGGTCGTTGATGTAGCTGTTGTAGGCCACCAGGGTGGGCTCAAAGCAGATGTCGGTGCCGGCAATGGTCAGGGTGATGGTTTGCTTGCTCATGGGGTGGTTTCCTCTTGGGTTATCCAGTCGTTTAGGGTGTCGAGTTGGGTTTGGCAGCGGCGCAGTGCGCCCTGCAGGGTGGGGATAAAGGCCACGGCCTCGCCCCAGGTAGTGCCGTTAAATTCAGGTTCCGGGCAGTGGGGCACCAGCCCCGGCGGTGGCAGGCGTTTCACCACTTGGGTGTGCACCACGGCCCTTGGCTGGCTGGAGCAGGCGCAGAGCGCCAACAGGCAGAGGCTCGCGAGCGCAATCCGGGCGGCCCGCCGGCGGTGTGGCCAGGGCGTGTTGCAGGTCATCGGCAGTCTTCCTCTGTTGTTGGTCAAGCTCGGTCAGGGCGGCGTTCTGGTGGGTGAGCAGCTTGCGCAGCCCAATCTCTTCGCGCTGCAGCGTCTTGAACTCGGTGGCCATCTGGTCGTTGGCGCTCTGCAGGGTGGTGATGGTCTCGTTGGCGGTGGCCAGCTCCAGGGTGCGCAGGGTGAGCCGTTCGCCCTGGACATACAGCACAGTGCCAATCACCAGCCCGATAAGGGCCGGCAACAGCCGGATGAACGTGCTCACGCCAGTACCCCGCCGAACTCGGTGAACTTGGCCAGCAGGTCGGCGAGCCGATGCTCGCGCTGGCCATAGCCGGCGCCAGGCAGGCTGGCCCAAATGTTGGCGCACTTAGGCACCGCCTGGGCAATGCGGCCATCGACCACATCGGCCAGCGCTTTGCGCTCGCGGATGAGCTGAATGGCCCAGGTGTCTTGCGACTCGGGGCCAAAGTCCGGCAGGCCGAGCTGGTCACGGTAGTGGGGCCAGTGTTTGGACAGGAACTGATAGCGCCCGGCGGCGGTGCTGACCAGGCGCGGGTTCACCTGCACTTTGACGTTCGGGTGGGTGCGGTAGTCGGTGAACAAACCCGCCGGATTGACCAGCTTGTTGTACCCGTCATCGCCCCGGCCCTTGGTGCCCTCCGCATAGGCGAGCAGGTCGAGAAAGGCGGCCATTTGTGGGTGGCAGTTACTGCGCGGCATCGTTGCCACCTTTGGTATTGATGAGCCGGGTGGCTTTGTCTCGCAGGATGTCGATCCCGATAAGGCCCACCACACCACCCAGGAACGGGGTCGCCTCTGGCGGGATCCCGAGTAATTGGGTGCCGGTGGCCGCGGCCAACGTGATAAGCCCGCACAGCAGGGATTCGATCAGTCGGCGACGGCCCCGCCCGCCGGTGTAGGTAATGCGCAGGAAGGCGATGGCCAGCGCCAGCAGTGCCCCATAGACGGCGGGCCAGTTGTCCATCAGCCAGGCCAGAATGGCGGCGCCGATGATGGGGTCTTTGTTTGGCATAGGGTTCATGTCCGTTGCTCGGGTTAGCGGGCCAGCTGCTCAATGCGGGTTTGGCAGGGAACGCACAGGCGCACCCCCGGCACATGGTGGCGACGGGCCTCGGGGATCGGGTCGTCGCACTCCTCGCAGTGATGCAGGCTCATGCCCTGGTAGTGCCCCTTGCCCACCTGGCGGGCCAGATTGGTGGTCAGCATGCGGGCGGCGTGTTGGTTGGCGCGGTCGATATCGTCCACAGAGCCTCCTTAACCCAGCAGGTGGCGGGTGTCGTCCTTGGAGAGGTACGGCACGCCATTGAGGTGAACAAAATCGGGGGAAGTCACAAAACCTTTCACCTTGTGCACGCTCTTGCTGCCGCCTTTGGGATCGATGTCGAGCAAGTCAGAGACCAAGAGCTTCACGCCAAAGGCCTCCACCTTCATCTGCTCGCTGCCGGTGTCGGCGTAGAACAGCACATCGTCCGGCTCCATCCCGCGCCAGCTGCCGGCCCGTTTGGCAGCCTCGGCCAGCAGCTTGAGGTTCTTGGTATCGAGCTCGAATTCGAGCTCCGCCGAGACGTCCCCATCCACATAGCCATCCGGGACGCCTCGGGTCTGGGCCACGGCGCTGTTGTCGGTGATGGAGAGGCTGGCCTTTTCAACGTGGACCATGGCCCCCATCAGGGTGGTATCAAAGCTGGTACCGGAAACACGACGGGTCATTGCTTAGCCCTCCCCGTTGTTGAGGCTCAAATCGAGCATGATGTTGACGGTGATCCCCTTGGGGCAGTCCACGGTGCGCACCACCACATAGACAGAGACCAAGTTCTTGGCAATCCACTGGATGCTGATGTCGCCATCTTTGGGGGAGGCGATGTCGCCGGGGAACGGCTGGCCATTGATGGTGGCGGCCTTGGCCATCTCGCGCAGGTCCTTGCCAAAGTAGGTCACCGCGGCGGCGGTGCTGCCCGGGGTGGAGTTGAACGAGCGATCCCCGATGCGGGCGATGGCACGAATACGGATCCGGCGCGCCACCTTGTAGGCGACCCGCAGGTTCTCGATCACCTGGTAGTCGCCGCCCTCGGCATCGAGCTGGCGGCCATCAGCCCAATAGATGCCGTCATAGTCCGGGTACCACATCGGCACCGAGTAGCGGCTCTTCTCCAGGGTCTGCAGGGTGGCCAGCGGCAGCGGGATCCCGTCCTTGTCCACCGGCTTGTTGCCAAGGCCGACTAGGGCGCCGGTCTTCACCCGGCAGGGGCTGTCGGCGATGCTCACCGCCCGGTTGCACAGGCGGCCCGCATAGGCGCCGATGAGGTTGGGCCAAAGCTGTGGCACCAGGCCAACCGAATCGGCCTTGATGCCATCTTGCAAGGCAGCCAAGGCGGCCTCGTACTCGCTCCAGTCTTGGGCGGTAGCGTTTTTGCCGGCGGCCTTGGCGACAATGCCGGGGACGGCCAGCAGCATGAACTGCCAGCGCCCCCACTTGGCGATCAGCTCCTGGTTGAGGGCGTGGGCGGCGTTGATGCTCACCTGATCCCACACCTGACCCAGTACCAGGACGCCTTCAAAGGACTGGGTCTGCTGCGCCTCGCGGGCGGCATCGAGCCAGGGCTTGTCGGTGGGCAGCACGTAAGCGGCGGCGGTCCAGTTCTGGCCGGCGTTATCGCGGGCGGCCAGCAGGTTGGCCTTGAGCTCGCTGTCACCGCTTCCCAGCAACTGGTCGAGGTCTGACTGGGTGTTGAGGGAGAGCAGCTTGCCGGTGTTGCTGGCGGCGCTACCGATGAACAGCAGGTGGCGCTCGACTTCGGTCACGGGCCCCTGCATCTGGTTTAAGTTGTTGATCTGTACATAAGGCCACATGGCGTTAGTTCCCCTTCAGGTCTTGTTTGTTGACGTCCCAGCCGTAGTCGATGCTCTGCAGGGCGCGGGCAAAGGCTTGTTCCCGCTGCCGGGTGTTGGCGCCTAGGAACGGGCGGGCAGGGAGCTTTATCTCCCAGCGCTCTTTCACCGGTTCATCCTTGAGCTTCTTGATGAGCAGGCCGGCCTGGGCGTAGTTGAGGCTGCTGGTGATCCAGCCGAGCGAGGCCGAGCGGTATGAGCGCTTGCGCTTGCCCGGGCGTTTGAACCCCAACTCCCGCAGCTTGCGGGCCTGTGCCTTGGTGGCCGGCTTGTTCTTGCTGCCTTCACTGGGCGCAATGCGGCGCCGGCTGGCCGCGCTCACCTGGTAGGTGTGCCCCTTCTGGTGGGTGTTGGCGATAACCCCAGCGTGGGCACTCATGGGGCCTTTCTTGAAGCCCACTTCCGCCACGTCCTGGCGGGGGGCGTGGATCTCCAACAGCTTGGGCAGGCCGCGCAGCATCTTGCGCTTGCCCCGTTTGCGCGGAGCCCAGGCACTGCCGTTGGGGTCTTGCTGTTGGCGTACGTGACGGGCGGCCAGCTTCTTGAGCTCAGCCGCTGCCCGCCACACCAGGCGCTTGCGCTGCTTGGGCGACAGGGCCAGCAGCTTGAGCTGCTCCTGGGTGCGGCGACTGTCCAGGGTGATGCTGATCATGCTTAGGCCCCGACACTGTGGTGGCCGGTGTTCCCCACATTCAGGTCAATCTGCTCGGCGACCCAAATGTCATAGGGGGCCACGTTCCAGCGCTTGCCGAGCCAGTTGATGGGACCTTGCGGGTGCTCCACCAGGCGCAGCGGCTCGGTAAAGGGGAGCTGGATCTCAAGGTCAGCCGTTTTCTCATCGTTCGGGGTGACGGCGTATTCGGGATCGGGCAGCGCAAACTGCTCGCGGACTGCGTCATGCTCCTGCACCCAGGCGGCGACAGCGGCCAGCACAATGGCGGGATCCAGCTCGCGAAACGGCAGCTGCTCGATGGTGAACACCGCCTGATAGGTGAGCCAGGCCACGTCAACCCCGGTGGGGCCCATGTTTTTGGGCTCCAGCCGGATGGTGCCGTTCTCCATCCAGCTATCCAGGTGGGTGTGGCACTTGGCCGGCAGCACCCGCAGCAGCTCAGCGTGGAGCGCTTGCAGGAAGTAGCCTTGGGCCTGTTGCTCGTGCAGATCGTGACTCATATCAGCGAGACCCCCGTCCTGTGCTTGCCCTTGATGCTGCGCACCCGTTGCTGACTCTCGGCCAGTAGCTGGGCGCGTTGGTCTGGCGATCGCTCCAGCTGGTTGTTGGCGGTGGCCCGCTCGGTGACGCTGGCGAATTCGGGCAGCAGCGCCGCCTTGGCACGGGCAAACACCGCGGCCAGGTACTGCTCGGTCAGTGCATTGCTGCCGCCTTCCAGACTGGGCCCGGGGACCTCGGCAGCGGTGGCATAGCCCTTGGCCTGCAGCGCGGCCTGATGAGTCGCGAGCTGCAGGTTGATTTCAGAGATGGCGGCCAGCAGGGCGGCGCCGGTGGTCTGGGCATCCAGATCGGCAGGCAGGGCACGGCGGCGCTCAAAATCGGCCACGGCCACATCCGGCCAGAACCCGTCATTGCGGATAGTGGCGGCGCTGTAGTCGACGTTCTTGCCTGCAAACATGGCGTGCCTCGCTGGTTGGTTGAAATGGAGCACCCCTGAAGCCACGCAATTGCCGCTGGGTTAGCCAGAGGCTGCCCATGGCATTCGCGCCGGGGTGCGGTGGCGCGGATAGTCGTTATTGCTCTGGGTTAAGCACCCGCAGGCGCATAGCAATCTTTTGGCGCAAGGTGCCGACGCCCACCTTGCCGTGCAGCTGGTCGGCCTGGGCCAGCCAGTGATCGGCTTGCTCCAGGGTGGCGCTGTCGCCCACTGCGCTGGGGCGGGGTTGGCCGTCATGGTCACGCAGCAGCAGACAACCTGCCGCCTTGAACCACTTGGCGGTCAGCCGTTCGTTGAGGCGCCAGTCATTGCGCACCTTGTCGAACACCCGGGAGAACCAGGGCTCGACGGCATGACCTTCGGCCGCTTGCTTCTCGGCCCACTCCAGCACTGTGTCAGCCACAAAGTGGGCCCAGTCACGCTTGATGTTGTTCGGGGTGCGCTGGCCCTGGGCAATGGCGAGCTCTGCCCAGGCAATGCCTGCATCAAAGTCCCCGACGTCAAAGGCCCAGATGATGAGGCGCTGAAACAGCTCGTTCTGGTAGGGCTGGCCCGACTCCGCGACCGCTGCCAGATAGCGCGCCACATAGGGGCGGTACTTGGGCATCAGCTCATCGCGTTTCATGTTCACCCGATCCCCAATGCGCGCCAGCTTGCGCAGCCGCACGATGTCCTGCTCCAGGGCAATCATCTGCAGGTGCAGGCTGTCCGCCACCGCGCCGCTGGCCATGCCCGAGCTGGCGGCTTGCTGCGCCCCTTGCATGGCTTGCACGCGTTGCTTGTGACGTTGACCGGGTGAGCTCATGGCTTAGGCCTCGGGTACTGCCGGCGCGGCGCCGATCTCGATGTCGGCCTCTTCAAAGCCGCCATAGGCCAGGTGCTCGCCCAGGGCATAGCCTTCCATGCGCCAGTACTGGTTATCGAAGCACTTGCGATCCTGGTTATCCTCGGCCTTGCGGTTACGCGTGCCGCGCTGGGTGTAGCAGTGCAGGTTGTCCAGGGTGGTGACCACCATCCGCTTGCCCGGGAAGAAGGGCGGGATGTAGGCCTTGCGCCCGGCGATGGACTCGGCCAGCTTCTGGGCGGCGATCTGCTCGCTCGGCTTGGTGGCTTCGCTGTAGAGCTTGGCTTGGGCCGCCGCCACCAGTTCGGTACCGACCAGCACCACCAAGCGTGGGTCTTGGCGAAACAGCGGATCGATGGTGGTGTTGATAAGGTCGGAGGCCATCTCGTCCAGGGTCTTGTAATCGCCCTTGCCGTCCGGGTCGAAGCGGATCTTCTCGCCGGCTTTGGCCTTGATGATCTGGCTGCCTTCGTTCCACTCACGGGCTATCTGGTGCCACCCCTTGTTGACGTCTTCACCCAGCGGGTTTTTCTCCGGGTCGGTCGTCTCTTCGGCAGAAACGCCATTCCAGCCGACCCGCACAATGTCGAGGGCGAATGCCGTGTTGATGAACTCACCGACCAGGCGGATGAACTCGCCCTCGTTGCCGGCGTTGGCCCAGACACACAGGGTTGCCCAGTCGAGCGAGGCACACGAATCGGTCTCGCTCAGTTCGTAGGTGTTGCCATCCACGCCGATCTTGCCGTTGAAGCGGCCATTTTTCTTGCGGCCGGTGAACAGCTTGCCGATGCCGACTTGCACCACCTGGCCCTTGATCTGGTCCACATCCATACAGGTGATGAGACCGAGGAACTCGACAGAGGCGAGCAGGCCCGCGCGCAGACCGGTTTCCACCGGGCCACTGATGACGCTGAACTGTTTGTCCAGCACGTTAAACGGGGGATGCCATAGGTCTTGGCCAGGGCAGCGCTGTATTTTCGAGGCGCTGACGGGGCCTGGACGGTTAGGGGTCTGACTCACGGTCGCTCCTTAATATGCGGTGGGGGGTATCGTCA